GTTGAGGGCCTTCCAGCCTTCCGGGCGGTCCATCCAGTTTTCAAAGTGCTCGCGCGTCCATTCCGGGTACAGGCCATTGTGGCTGGCGCGGTAGCCGCTGCGCAGGCCGTGGTAGAGGAGCACTTCCATGTCGGCCATGCTCAGGCTTTCCAGGCTGTCAAAGCCTTTATTAGTCTCGCTCATCCAGAGGCTCACCACGCGGGGCGTCACCTGCAGGGGGCGTTTTTCGTTTCCGAGGGTTACGTAGTTCATGATCGTGGGGGGTTTTAAGTTTTAGGCCTGGCGGCCAAATGTGTTTTGGGTAGATAGCGAGGATACCGGCCCACCCGGAGGCGGAGCCGGCACCCTCACATCATGTCCTTGCTAGCTTACAGCGCTGCTGCTCAAGGCACCGGTGCCCTGGAAGGTGATGCTGTACGTCTGCGTCTCGCCCGTGCCGGCGCTCAGCTCAAAGCTGGTCACGAAGGCCTGGCCACTGTACTGATAGTCACCGCTTACCTCGGTGGTGAAGCGGAGGTCTATCTTAGTACGGCTGCCCAGCAAATCCTCCAGGTCGTTGGGCTTTACAAAGCCTGCCTCGCTGGCATAGGCCACGTTCCCCTCGCCGGAAAGCTCGAAGTTCGTGTTGCCTTCCGCCAGGTGGCGGACGCCGCCGTGAAACTTGTTGGTCACATCCCGGGTCTCGTGGTTCCGGGTGAGGGAGCAGTTGGTAAGCTCTCCCAACTTCTCATAGGTGCTGCCGCCATCCGCAGAGATCTCTACGAATACGTCATCGCCGTTGATTGCTACATCTGATGCTGCCATGGTATTGATTTTTAGGGGTTAAACGTTAAGAAGGCATGGCGCCTTTATTTTTAGTGGGTTTCGTTATTTAGTTAGGTGCATAAGGCTGCTCCGAGCTGGTCACGTTAAGGGCGGGATTACTTGTACCATCCCAGGTGGCTTCTGTTATCTCAACTCCCAAATCACTGATGCTCAGGTTGCCGCTGCCAGTGAAGCTGATGCTGTAAGTCTGGGTTTCACCGGTGCCGGCGGTGAGCTCAAAGGAGCTTAAAAAGGCTTTGCCGCTATATTGGTAGTCGCCTGGTGTGTCGGTAGCAAAGCGGACGTCCAGCTGATTGCGGCTTACGAAGTGATCCACCAAGGTATGCGGCTTTACGAAGCCCTCCATGCTGGCATAGGCCACGTTGCCCTCGCCGGATAGCTCCCAGGCTATTTCGCCTTTGGCCACGGCGCGCACGCCGGGGTTGAAGCGGTCCGTCAGCTCGCGGGGCTCATGGCTTAGCGCCAGGGAGCAGTCGGTAAGCTCGCCCAGCTTCAGCCAGGTGCCGCCGCCATTTGTAGATACCTCTACAAATACGTTATCGCCGTTTATAGCCACCTCCGATCCAGCCATGCTTAGGCGTTCTTAGCGGTTTGCTGTTTGCTTTTTGCTTTTGGCTCCGCCACCATGCCGGCGACCTGGAGCTGTTCGTAGTACACGGGCGCCACGCCCACGGTGGTGTGGGCGGGAATGATCACGCCGGGCTTGATGGTCCAATCCTGGGAAAGGGTCACCTGGCGGGGTTTGTCAGCGTTGCGTACGTCAGCGTTGCGTGCAACGCTGCTGGGTTCAGCGTTGCGTGCAACGCTGCTACGGTTATCTTTTTTCATAGCGGTGCATTTATGATTCGTAATTCGTACTCATCCTGGCGGCCGGCCAGGCGGGCCTGGTCGTCGTACAGGCTGCGGGTGTCTTTATAGCGGATGCGCTGTACGTAATGCTGCCCTTCTACCCGCTGGCTGGTCACCTGCACAGTGAGAGCGGGGCTGCTGGTACCGGCCCAGGTGGCTTCGGGTATGGGCTGGCTGAGGGGATAGATCACGCCGGCATCTACCGTTTCATGCTTGCGCATGTCCAGGTAGCTGCGCAGGTGGTCCAGGGCGGCCTCGGCCTTCTCGTAGTAGCGGCCGTAGCAGTTTACCTGCAGCCGGAGCACGTCCACGCCCGCGGGCTGGTACTTATCCTCCACCGGCGTAATGCCGGTTACCTCGTAGCTCACGGCCACCTGGCTATCGTCGTAGGGCTGGCGCTGATCGTAGGGAATGAGGTGGGGGAAGACGCGATCGCCTACCCCGGGCATGGCCGCGGCGGTAAGGTAGGTGTATATCAAAGCGCTGCGGCTCATAGCTTTTGCAGTATTTTCTCGATTTTGCGCGCCACCTTATCGGCGGTGGCATCGCCTACGCTCTGGCCGGTGCTCTCGTAGGCCGGGCGCATGAAGGGCTGGGCGGGCATATTTACGGTGCCAAATTCCACGAAGTGGCCGTAGTAGCCATCATATTTCTTTTTGGCCCCGGCCTTGGGGCCTACGAGGATATTGGGGTACTTCCGGTTCTTAGAGGTGATATTGCCTATCGAGCGGCGCAGGTTGCCCGGGTCATACGTCCGCACTTCCACGCCGCCGGAGTAGCGGCTGTGCGGCTCGCTGCTGATGGGCGCGCGCTGGCGGGCGGCCTGGATGGTAGGGCGCGTCTGCACGCGGATGATCTTCAGCAGCTCGCGGCGCTTCACCTTATCCGGCGCCTGCTTGAGGCGGCGCTGGAGCTCGTCAAAGCCTTGTATATCGCTGGTGACTTTCATTTAAGCCAGTTGGGCAAATGTTTAATTAAAAGCTGTGCGAGTCCTACAATGAGGCCGCCGATAAAAATAAGACCCGCCTTCCAGCCTTTGGCGTATTTTTCCCTTTGTTCCATGTCGGCCATGCGCTGCTCCAGGCTGTCAAGCTTTTGGATAGCGCCAGCCTGGCCGGTATGCTCATCGTTTTGCAAATAGTTCTCAATGCGCGACATGCGGCGGTCTAAGCGGGTGAGGATGTCGTTCTGTTCGGAGGTCATTTGCTTGGTTTTTGCGGTTTATCCCGCCCCTGCACCAGGGCGGCCATGTCTTTTGTTTTATCGTCACTGCTACGGCTGCTGCCGAAAAAGAACTGGAGCACCATCACGGCGCCGGAGAAGAGGAAGATGTCGGCAAACATCTCCACCATGCGCTTATTGTCCGGGGGGATTTCCACGTACATCAGCGCCACGCCGAAGGCCATGGCCCCTAGGATTACAAGGACGGCGAGGACGTACACAAAGCGCTTGGAGAAGCGGTCCTTCTGCCGGAGGGCTTCTATCTGCATCTCCCGGGCACTCTGCACGTCTTCCAGGTGCAGCTGCTCGGCCTGCTGGGCGAGCTGCTCCAGGCGCCGCTGGTGCTCCATCTCGGCGGCCGCGGCGATGCGCTCGGCGGCGGCTTTCTCTTCCTTAGAAGTGAAGAGCTGATCGGCGCCTTTTAAAAGGGTGCTGGCCAGGCCATCGCCGGAGCCGCCGGTGAAAGTATTGAGCAGTGTCTTCCAGAAAGGCATATCAGTCGTGCTTCGGGCGTTTGTAAACCTTTTCGAGCCGGTTGGCCCAGCCGTTGGCAAACACCGCCTGGCCGTGATCGCCGCCGATGATGCGCATATAATAGAGGCTGCGCTCTACCGCGTAGCTGCCCAGGCCGCAGAGGGCCACGGCCTTCTCGGTGTTGGGGCCCCAGAAGCCATCATCTACCGTGCCCGCGGCCCGCTGGAGGATGCGCAGCGCCCCGCCGGTGCCGTGCTGCACGCAGCTATCAAAGTGAAAGTAGCGAAGCTGCGGCGGGAGGTCGGGGCAGTGGCCTTCCTGCCAGTAGTACTTTTTATAAATGTCCTGGGCCTCTTCTACGGTGAGCGCCTGGACGTCTTCCTTGCTCACCTCCCGGCCGCGGTAGCGGCGGAGGGTATGGATGGTGACCCCGTACTTGGTAGCCCCGCCGCGGTCGGCGGCGTGGTCTGAGTAGAGACCTTCGTCGGTGAAGATGTGATCTACGGCGGTGGGGAAGTTCATGGCGTGAGGTATTTTAGGGAGATGTATAAAAACAGCACAATGGCCAGCGGCGCGATCTTAAGGATGGCGCGGCCGGGGGTGGGAAACTGGGCGAGGAAGCTGTCGGTGGTGGAGCGGCCGCTCTGGCCGGCGTAGAAGAGGGGCAGCTCGCGGAGGAGGTTGAGCAGGGCGTCGAGGGCCAGCCAGCGCCAGAATAGCGATGCGATGAAGAGCACGGCGGCGGCGAGGGTGAGGCCGCTGGCGAGGTGGCAGAGGAGGAGGGCCAGGGCGCCGAATAAGGCGGCGTTGATCCGCTTGCGGGTGCTGTCCTGGGCGGGGAAGGGAAAGCCGGCGGCCTTATTAACGCGGTAAAAAATGTACTCGCGCCAGCCCTCGGCGAGGGGCAGGAGGAGGAGGGCGATGTAGGCAAGGATGACGATCATAGCAGGTCCATATTTTCCTCCTCTTCGCCCTGACTGAGGTCGTATTGCGCGAAAAAGGCGGCGGTGTCGGTTACTTCGTTTGCTTCTTCTCCGGCGGGGATGCTGTCCACTTTTTTAAGAAAGTAGGGGCAATTGCCGGAGGGGCGGCTTATGATTTTGCCGCTTATTTTTTCGGGGGTTTTGGTCTTTAAAATGGGCATAATTTATTTTTTAAGGTTTAAAATTTTGCACAAGCGCGGGAGCCGATAGACGAAGCGCGAAAGGACGAAGAATCATCCGCACCACGCGCCGCGAGACCGGCTCCCGAACCACTCTTCGAATTGCCACCCGAAATGGCGACACGCCAGCCGGAATTCTGAAAGTAGTAATCCGTTAAATAAGTAGAACTACCTGCCCCTAATTCAGACGTAATTAAGCCCACGGTATCATGTATCTGCTCCTGATACCCGTTAGATGCAGGCATGGTTACGCCCAGATCAATGTAATTCGTTTGGGTATC